ATCAGGCGGCTGCAGGAAAAGCAGAGCGAGACAACGCAGGACAGCGTAAGAGGCAGCAACCCGGAATTCCCCTATAATGCGCAGCATTTCAAAATCGAGGGGACAACATTTTCAATGCGGGACGATGCACGGCTGTTGGAAAAGAAAAAGCTGCTGGCAGACCGCCGGGCGGCTGCCGAAGAGACACGGGTGCAGGTGGAACGCTGGATGGTTACGATTCCGGCACGGATGCAGCGGATCATCCGGTGGAAGCTCTTTGAAGGGCTGACGTGGGAAGAGACGGCAGCGAAGCTGGGACGGAAAGCAACAGGGGACAGCGTGCGGTTGGAATTTCAAAGATTTATGTCAGGAAAATAAAAGTTTGTTCGTTTTGTTCACATTGTTCGTTCTAAATGCAGTATAGTATATACTGCAAGCAGTGAAAGAATTTACTTCCCCTGAAAATGATGATTTCTGCAGGATACCCAGTCAAAAGGCTGGGTATTTTTGTATATCAGCCATTGACATACGTATAAATACGTGTTACAATATAACCATGATAAGGAAAGGAGATACAAAAGATGCCAATGACACCAAAGGAAATGATAAGTTTCCTGCAAAAAGCTGGGTATGTTATTCTCAGCCAGAATGGTTCTCACGTTAAAATGAGAAATCAGGATAGCGGCAGAACCGTAGTCGTTCCTTATCACTCCAAAGACCTGAAAAAGGGATTGGAGCAGGCAATATTGAAACAGGCGGGGCTGAAATAGCCCTGCCACCTGAAATGGAGGTTATATATGGAAAGGTTATTTTATCCGGCAGTTTTTCATAAAGCGGAGGAAGGTGGGTTCTGGGTAAGCTTTCCGGATATTCCAGAGTGTATGACACAAGGGGATGACATGCAGGACGCGTATGGGATGGCAGTGGATGCGTTGGGATTGTCCTTAAGCACAATGGAAGATGCGGGAGAAGTTATTCCAGAAGCGTCTCCGCTGGATCGTGTGGATGCAGAGGATGGAACGCTTATCATTGTAGAATTTGATATGGCAGAATATCGCAGAAGACATTCTTCAAAAGCGGTAAAAAAGACATTAACAATTCCGGAGTGGCTGAACGAAGCTGCCGTGCGTGAAAACATCAATTTTTCACAGGTATTGCAGGAAGCCCTTATGAAAAAATTAAACGGATTACAGAAGCAGGCATAACAACCTGCTTCTTTCTTTTGCCAGAAGAAAGGAAACAGGATGAACTACAGAGATCAGCGCAATTACGAGAATCTGGCAAAAAGAATATACCCGGGCGTTGGCGCGTATGACATTCCGCAGCTGGAACCTGTGCAGTTCGACAGGGAGGCAGCCCGATGGCAACAAAAAAGGCAGGCGGAAGGCTGCCGAGATATAAAACAAAAAAGCCGGGTAGCTAATCCGGCTTTTTGTTTGCGATGTTTAAGCTAAGTGTGTCAAAACTAAGTAGGTCAGTACAGTACAAATAGCACCGAACACAAAGGCGTTGCACTTAGGAATCATTTTATGTATCCATGTAAAAAAATGGATACCAAACGCTCCCAGCAAAAACATGCAGAAATCCACATTCGCCATCGTCTCAAAGAATGTTGTCATTGTGTCTTTCTCCTTTGCTTTTATTTATGGGCTTACATCGTATTAAACGAACGCCAAGAGAAAGGATACAATTAAACACTTATAGAGTAGGCAATGCGGCGAGAGAAAGAAGACAATTTGAGACGATGGCTTTTACCGTAATTTAATTACAGAAAATAATTTTGCCATAGATGTTATCCTCCTTGTGAATATCCTCTCGGATAGCATTATCAATGCTATCATGCATATTTTATCAATATTTTGCAAAAAAGCAAGGGATTTTAACTGTAATGAGGAAAATTGCAAGTGTAAATATTGTTAATATAGGTAGTTAGATACATCAAAACAAATGAATGAGAGGTGGTGAGGTTGCCGCGGAAAGCAGATGTAAGGGTAGAGCAAGCCCATGAAATGTACCAGCGGGGAGCAAAGCTGGTTGAGATTGCAAATCAGCTCGGGTTGCCTGAGGGGACAATCCGGAGCTGGAAAAATAGACAGAAATGGGATTGCAACGTTGCAAACGGAAAAAAACGCAACGTTGCGAAGCGAAAGCGCGGCGGTCAGCCAGGAAACCACAACGCGGAGGGAGCTGGTGCACCGCTGAAAAATCATAATGCTGAGAAACATGGTCTTTTTCGGAAATATCTTCCGGAGGAGACCTTTTCTATTATCGCAGAAATGCCGGTCAATCCATTGGATGTGTTATGGGATCAGATACAGATTGCGTATGCAGCGATCATCCGGGCAC